CTATTGCAGTGCCTTGATCGTATACGTCGAGACGCCATTGATCCGGCGAATGCTGACAATGAACTTATGCCCGCTCGTCGTATCGAAACTGTCGCCGACATTCGAGCCGATCGTGAACCCCGAGAATGACGGCACAACGGCTGACGCACCGTTCGACATCAGGATATCGATGGCGGAATCGTTCGAAGGAGCGGCGATCGTGTGATTGCCATTGTTGGTGTAGAATTGATAATTGCCGTTCGCCGCATCGGGCGTCAGGGTGCCGCTGGATAGGGTCCCGATATTGTTCGGCGTGATGTAGAACCCCTTCGTCACGGTGTTGGAAGCGCCGGCTAACAGGAAGGCGTTGAGATTGCCCGCACCCGTCCCGCCGCGAGCCACTGCAAGCGTCCCACTCGAAATATTCGTCGCGTTGGTCGTGTCGGTCGTCGCGGATGCGGCAACCGCCGCACCTCCGAGCTTGCTGACGGTCAGATTGCCGTTCTGATCGAGGGCGCCGTCACCACCCACAGTCTTCGGCAGCGGGTCGGCGCCCGCCTGACCGACGAGAAGCTGCCCGTTGGCCATCACCGCGGTCGAGTTGCTGATCGCGCTCCCGCTCGCGGCGATCGGAATACCATGCTGGACCATGCCGGAGAGATTGGCGGCGCCGCCCGTGGCGCCGGTGTCGCCCTTGTCGCCCTTTGCCGAGAAGCTCACCCGGAGCGCTTCGGCGGCGGCAAACGCGCCGCCGCTCGCAATCGGCACAACGGTCAGCGCGTCCCAAGCTCCGCTATCGGTCACGGCAGTGACGTCAAAGCTCATGACGTTCGATGGAACGAGCGGATCGTAAAGCTTCAAGCGACCTTTGACCGTCGAGCTTCCCGTGCCCCAGGTCGCAAGTTCCGCGGCAAGCGCGTTGCCGTCCGCATCGGTCTTGGACACATAGAGCGACGTGATCGACGCAAATGTCGCGTTGTTGGCCTTGATGTTGCCGGCACCGGGATCGCTGGCCGTGGTCGCGGTGACCCAAGCGTAAGAATAGCCGGCAGAGCGACCTTGCGCCCCCGGGGGGCTGGCGGCACGGATCGTCCAATCTGCATGGACGCCGGTGCCCTGCGGTTAGGTCACGGCAACCACCAGAGTCCCGCCCGAGTAGCTGGTCACCTGGCCGCACATGAAGTTCGTCGCCGGCGCGGCGTTACTGACGATCAGAACCCAGGAGCCGGCGCCGATGTCCTTGTTGGCCTGCGTCGCGAAGGACCTGGCGCCGGTGCCGACAGACAGCGATGTTGTCGAGGTCAGCAGATAGAGCGCATCGCCCAGCGCGCCGAGGGTGAGCACATTGTAGTCGCCGCTCGCCGGATCGAAGATCCAGATCTGCTTGGTCGTCGGGTCGGCCACTGCAGTCGCGGCAATCTGTCCGAGTGCAGAGAAGTCCGGCGCGATCGTCCACACGCCGTTGGCCTTCTCCACGACAATGCCGCCGGAGCCGACGACCAGGGCCGGAAACGGCACGGGCGCTCGCAGCTTGAGGTTGGTCGTAGGCATCAGAGTCACTCCGAAGACAGGAGAACGCCGCAGGCTCAGCCGCGCACGACGCCGTCGAGCACCGGCAGGGTCGCGATGAGGAATTGCTGCGGCTCGCTTGCGCCGTTGGTGATGGTGCAGCCGACGTCGTAAGTATCGGCGCACAGCGTCTGCATCTCCGCGGCGGCAAACGAGACGCGGAAGACGCCGGCGTCGATGAGCGACACCTTGCCGTTGGCGGTGCTCGCGCACAGCAGCTGCGCACCGCTCTTGGGATCGCGAACATCGAAGGCGATCGCAGCCGCGCTCAGGTCGATGGTCTCGCCGGTATCGTCGTCGACGACCTCGTAGACGAGATCGAGCCCGGCCCGATTGGAGGCAGGAGGAAGTGCGCCCTGATACATTTAAAGTTTCCGGTAAAAGGTGCCGAGGACGAAGGGTGGCATGTTGTTGTGCCCGGCGCCGCCGCCTTGAACTGTGCCGCTTGCAGTGACACCTGTGACTGCTGTTGCTGTCCGTGCTGATGAATTCTGTGGGCCGGACGATCCAACAGTGTCAGGCACGCTGGCGCCACCATTGCCCGCCGTCACCGTCTCAATATGCGAATGGCCGGGATCAGTAATCGAGATAGAGACGGTCGTGGCGGGGACTTCACTCGATTGCAGCGTATGATTCGCCTCCCCGCCGAGCGATCCCGCCGTTGTTGAACTCCCTCGCGAAAATGCGACACCGGACAGCGCATTCGCGACCGCGTTGCCCATGTCATCGAGACCGAACGCACCGCGGCCACGCTTATCGGGCAATGTGATCTGCTTGTTGGCGCTCCAGTCGGCGGCCGCGCTGCCGCCACGGCCGCCCGGGACCGGGCAGACGCTGTCGGCATAGGTCTGCCACAAGAACGTAAAGAGCGGCTGGCAGTCGGCATTGGCGCGCTCGGAGGCGCCCGAGGACGCGGAGCCGACGGTGCGGCCATTGTCGCGCACCCACCCCGCGCGCGGACCGGCCTGGTCGAGCCAGATCACGTCGCCGGTCTGGAAGATGGTGGTGGCGTCGATCGAAGATCCGCCGCCTCCCCCACCGCTCGACGGCCCGATCACCAACAGGTTCTTGGCATCGATCTGCACCACAACCCGATCTGTCGACCAGGCGCGCGCGGATATTGCCGTCGGCACAATAGAACTCGGGCACGCGGCCCGACGCGTCGAGCGTGATCGGATTCGGCAGCGCGATGGAGAGGCCGGTATCCGTATAGACGTTCTGCGGCGTCAGCGTATTGGCCTGGTAGAAATAGAGCTTGCCACCGGCGAGCAGCAGGCCGTTCCTGTCGAACTGCGTCGACAGCGCGAGCGCGGGGACGGTTCCAGCCACGGTCAGTCTCCGAGGACACGCGCGGCCATGCCGTCCCCGTACTTCTGATCAAACTGATCGCGAAGGCCCGGATTGTCGCGCAGCGTCTGCACCTCGGCGATAGGAATTTGCGGAAGCTGGCTCGCGACGGGGGCCGGGGTTGTCTTTGCGGCTGGGGCCGACGAGGCGGCATCGGCGGCATCGCGTTGCTGCTGGCGGGCCAGCGCCGCGAACTTCAGTCCCGAGAGGAGATCACCATTCATGTACGCGGTTTTCGCCATCGCGGTGTAGTCGATCTGGTTGCCGTTCACCGGCACGCCACCCTTGAACGCATCCCGCATATCGTCCTTCACGCGCAGGCCACGACCGTCCGCATAATCGTCGAGCAGCTTCGATAACGGCGAGAAGCTGACGCGCCGGGCGCCGCGGGCGATCAGCTCGTTGAGGTCGGCCATGGATGCCTCCATTTTTCGGCAACAGGTCGTCGACCGCCGGGCGGCAGACGCCCCGCGGCAACACGGTTCAAGTGGTCGAGCGACAGAGTCAGCGCGGCGTGCCGGCGCCGGCTGAATTCAGGTCGAGCGTGACAGGAGAGCTAATCGAGGAGCGTTGCTAGCGGCCGCGGCAGCTTCGAATCCAATTGGTGCGGGCCTCACGTTCGCGCACGACGGCCTCCATCGGCGCGCCCATGCACCAGTCGAAGTGAATCCGATAGTCCGTCGTCCAACGCGGCCCAGTCCCGCGATTGCATGCGGGAATCTCCCGCGAAACCTCGACCTGCCTCACCGCGGCTTGCGCGTAGTCGCGACAGAAGCCCTCAGGCGCCGCCTGCGCGCCGGTGAGCATGAAGCCAGAAGCAGCCAGAACTCCGACAGCGGTCAGTGCGAGCGCGCGGTTTGACATTGACGAGCATCCCCCATGTAAATTTCGTGTAAACGCCCCGCGCTCATTGTTACATTGCTGCCAACGCGTCGCCAAGCCACCGCACAAGCGAAGCGCATTCTTCCCTACAGAAATCCGAGAAGCATGCTGCCGAGCTTTGCCCCCTGCATCGCTGCACTCAAGGCGTTGGCGGACGCATTGTAGTTGGCGAGGTCGGCCGCAGCGTTGGCGTCGCCGATGCCGGTCTGCTGCTGCCAACCGTATTTGGCCAGGTCCTGACCGGCCTGATAGTCGGTGCCGGCTTGTGCGTTGGAGACGCCGGCGATGCCCTGGGCGCCCTGCCCCGCCAGCGTGCTCAAGGGCGAGAAGCTGTTGAGGTAGGTCTGCCAGCTTTGATTGGCGAGATCGCCGCCATATTTCTGCTCGGCGGCGAGCGTGTTGCCGCTCGAGAGCATGCCGCGTGCGGCGGCGCCGCGATCGATTGCCTGCAGGCCGGTGTCGAGTTGCGCCTGATAACCCGGATTGTTCTGGAACGCGGCTATCGCGCGCGCATTGCCGACGGCGCCGTTCAAGCCAAGCGCGTCGGCATAGGCGTTCACGCCCTGCTGGCCGGTGTCGTACAGGCCGGTGAACGGGACCAGCGCGCGGCCATAGGCGTTATCGGCGTTCGCGGCTCCGGTATCGATGGCCGATGCCGCCTTGTCATAGCCGGCATTGAGGCCGGCGATGCGCGCCTGCGCCGCCGCATCGGCATCATCATTGGAGAAGATATCGAACAACCCCATAGAACCAGTCCTCAATGCGTCCGGGTGAACGTGCCGTGCAGCCGGCGGCGCGCCGCCGTCACCGCACGCGCCGCGTCGTCAAGGCGCTCAAAGCGGCCCAGATCGATGCGCCGTCCATCCGCGCCGACAATCGCGCGCCACTTCTTGCTGCCGCGATCCCAGGAGACACCGGCGACACCGCTCGTGTTGCGCCGGTTCAGCCTGACGTTGCTGCTGTTCTGCGCGGGCGTCGCGCAGCGAAGGTTGCTCCAACAGTTATTCATCGTGTCGCCGTCGGCGTGATCGATGAAGCCCGCCGGATCTTCACCAGTCATCATCTTCCAGATGATCCGATGCACCAGATAACCGGCGCCGGAGATCTCGACGACAATATAGCCGTTGCCTTCATAACCGGCGCATATCCAAGCCGGACGCGGCCCGCGACGGACGCGCCACGAAAGAAGACCCAGCTCGGGATCATAGGAGAACAGAGCCAGCAGCTCGTCCTGCGCCGGCAATGGCCGCATGAAGCGCATCATGGCGGGTTGAAAGCCGCGAAGCAGCCAGATTCGCTGTTGGTGAGCGGCGCCGACATGGAGCAGGTTGCCGTTACATTTGCGCCATTGCCGAACTCTGCGCTGGCAGCCGATCTGATCGCGTTCGCGACATAATTGACGTAGGCGTCCTCGGTCAGCGCCGACCAGCTCGTCGACGGCGGACCTGAATTCGATGCGCCGGTGGCAACGCCGATCACAACGCCGCCACCGCGAACATTCAGCGTCGCCGCGGGTGCGGCCATCGTGCTCGAGGCAATCGCCGATGCTGCAGCCGCGTTGATCCCTTTCAGAGCATAGAGCGCAACGGTCGCACCGTTCGCGTTTCCAGTGAGCGTGATCGCAACATTCCCGCTCGTGCCGGCAGGGACAGCGGCGATGCAAAGCGCTGTTGCACCCCCACTTGGCGCAATGGTCTGCACGAGGATGGCCGCCGTGACGCCGCCGATCGTAAGACTGGTGAGCGTCGCCGACGCCGCCGCCCACGACAGCGCGGCGACAATATATCGGCCAGGGAACGCCGTGCCTAAATTCAAGCCGGAGAATGTGTAGCTCGATGCCGTCGCGGTGCCCGATGTATTCGCCGCGCTCAGGAATGAGCGGGTGACCTTACCGCCGCCGGGGAACGGCGCGATAAAGCTCACTGCCGCGCCTTGATGACATAATCGGCGCCGGCGCCTCCCCATCCGTAGATGAACAGCACGAACTGATGCGTACCGACCGTGTCGAGGCTGTCGCCGGTGTATTGCTTGGCGAATCCGGACAGGGTTATCGTTCCTGGACTTGGGCCATTGACGATGCGCAGCTCGACGTCGCCGATCTTGCTCGTCGGCTGGACGGTGAAGCCGGCAACGTTGTTGGTGATCTTTTGCTTGAGCCCATTCACCGGATCGATCGTGACGATCGCGCCATTTGCCGGCGTGCCGAGATCATGCTCCCCGATGGTGAAGCCGCCGTCGATTTCCTCGCCGCCTGCCGTGGTCAGCACGCGCGCACCGTTCTCGTAGACCTTCTCAGCGTTGATCGTGCCTGGGCCCGCATTGCCGCCGGCCGGGTTGCCGACAAACAGACTCGGAAACGGCGCGTCGCCATTCAGGCGATCGGCACTGCGCTTGCGCTGCTTGAGGTCGAAGACCGTCGGCCGTTGATCGTCGCCGACCACGGCCGTATTGGGAACGCCGGTGAGCTTGGCGACCATGTCAGGCCACCCGCTGTTCCGGCGCCATATCGGCGCCGGTCAGGATGACATCGACGTCATCGGTCACGCTGAGACGCCAGCGCCGCCCCTCGTTCGTCGTCAACCCGGTTTTGGTCACACGCACGGGCCGCCGATCGGCCACGGATTGTGCACCGAGCGCCCGGACCAGCGGTTTCGACCAGGACAGCCCGCCATCGTCGCTCCACTGGATCTCGACACTGGGCGTGGTCTGGCTCGGATCCGCGCCGGTCGCGATGCCGACGCCGCGCGCCAGATCGAATGTCGCCAACGGCACGGCGACGGCCGCGGGAAACGGCGTTACCGGCCCGCTTTCCACGATGAACGGCAGCGGATTGCCGAGCTCGTTGCCGACGGCCTTGGTGATCTCCACCAGCTGGCCGGAACTGGCGTCGCCGGCGATCCATTTCCCGAAAGCGCTGATCGCACCGGTCGCGCGCCAGGTTGGAGCGCCGTAACTCATGCGCTCATGCCAGTGCTGGCTGTCGAGGTCGAATACCCAGGCGAAGGCAGCACAGCGCATGACGACGCAGGCGTGCCCTTCGGCGACATAGGGGAACATCTCGATCGTGGTCACGTCGCCGCCCGCCTCCTTGAATGCCGCCACCGCGCGGTCGACGTCGGATGTCGAGATCTTGACCGGGCTATAGCCATTGAGCGCGTAGACACAGCCGTCGTCGCCGAGGATCACGAGCCCCTTGCCGAAACCGTCCTCGAAACCGGTGATGCAGTTGGGTCCGAGGATGCCGCGCTGGATCACCTGGATGCGGCTGAACGGAAATCCGGTCGGCTCGGCGGTGTCGTGAAAGACCTCGATGGAGTTCTGCCCGCAGAGATAAAGGTCGTTGAACGGCACCGCGCGCAGGAGCCCGTCGCGCTTCGCCTGCGTACTGACGACATCGAGCACATTGATCGCGGTATCGTTGAGCGCCGAGGCGAGACAACGTCCGTCGCCGGTGGTGAAGAAGAAATAGCCGTCGAGGAAGCAGACGCTGTTCGCCGCCGGCAGATCCGGATCGGGATAGGCGGCGACCCCACCGCCGGTCACGACGAAGGCGCCGTTATCGGGATCGACGACCACCAGATCGGGTGTCGGCGCGTTGTTGTTGCAGGCCCAGAAGACTTTTCTCGCGCCGGCAAGCGTTCCGACTGCGGTCGGCGTGCCGGCGCTGTCGAAACGGTACACAGTGCCCGACCACGCCGCATAAAGCGTGTTGCCGACGATCATCTGCCCGCGGTTGCCGCTCTGCAGCGTGGACGCGAAAGCGCGCAGCCCCGGCGCACGCCGCCAGGCATTCGGCGCCCGCGCTCCCGCGGCGAGCGGCTCGGCATAAGCGTTGATGAGGCGGCCCGCACTTTCGTGCGGGCGCTGCCCCGGCGCCGAGGTGAGCGGGAACGGGATCGCGGTCAATGCCGGACCCTTTTCTTCGTGCGCTCCTCCGCAACAAGCTCCAGCCGGTCCACGCGGTCGATCAGGTCCCAGATGCCCGCCCGGCACTGCTCCATCAAGCGGTGGATCAGCACCAAGCGTTCATCGGCCGAGATCATCTCGACGACGCAGCGAGTCGATTCTGTCGACGTGCGAGTTTGCCTGGCCATCACTTGCCGTCCTTGGCAACGTTGTTGAGACGCACGGTGCGGGTGAGCATGCAGACGGCCCAGGCAAGCCGGCCGAGGTCATTGCAGAAGGCGCTGAGCTCGGCGCGGTGGCGATGTTCCTGCTCGTTCGTCGGATGCGACTGCGCGCGCTTGCGCGCAAGGCGACGCTCCGCCCATTTATGGCGATTGGACATTCTTCGCTTTCTCCTGATGTGCATCGGACGTGAGAGATCGCGCCGCGCGCCGATGCACGCGCGGGACACGACAATTCAATCGAGGCCGGAGCGTCTCAATCAGCGCGGCGTCGATGTCCCGGCGTCGACGACATTGAGATCGACGAACATGGGTTCATGAGATCGCGAGGGTTTTGGAGGTGACGGCGTATTTCTTCTTTGGAGCGATCTGGATCGCTCTATCGAATCTACCAGTTCGTGAAGAGCGTCGAGCGCAGTTGGGTCTGCATCACGAGTAACTACGTCCAGATGCCAGATGCCCACTTCTTGTTGACGCAAAAAAGAGCCCCGACGACGCGGGGCTCTCTATTCAAGGATCAGAAATCACAGATTACTTGCGGTCGCTCTGTTGATCCTGCCGACCGCCCTGCTGCTGGCCACCATGCTGCTGGCCACCCTGGCCCGGGTTCTGCTGCTGCTGGCCGGGCTTCTGCTGTTGGCCGCCCTGCTGACCACCCTGCTGGCCACCTTGGTTCTGCTGGCTTCCCTGGTTTTGCCGGTCGCCCTGGTTTTGCTGAGTCACGTTGGTCTCCTTGGTTGTTGCCCAACAGAATCGCAATCGCTCGTAAAGAGCTGGATCGTCTCACTGTAGGCATCGACCAACGTGCCGGGCGGGCCTTACGTTCCTACCTCGCGAGCCCAAGAGGCAAAAGCAAGCAAGCGGCTCGAGGTTGACGCCGCCAAGCAGGCTTTTGCACCGGCGTGAGGTGCTCAGGGAGGGCCATGCAAGTTCGACGTCCCACGGCACCTTGACGGGCGGCCGCCAATGTTCTCTTTCTGTTCTCGTGGCCCAGTCGGGTACTGGCCGGTTTCGACCCCGTGGCCGGTTTTCAAAATAGGAGCGGCCTGTTTTGGAGAACGTCCGGATGCCGAAGAACGAGTTCAGGACATTCGGCGACCACCTGCAATTCTATCTCTCGTGGTCGCTGCGCACGCGGAAGGTACAGGGGCGCAAGGGCGTGTTATCCGAGGCTGAGTGCGATGACCTGGCTAAGGACACTATCGACCACCTTCGCAGCATGGGCGGAGGTCCGGTGTGTCGGCTACTCAAGTTAGACGAGCCTCTGTCGAATGGCTCCCCGGCTCCCAGCATCTCAACAAGGCCACCGAAGGCGTGACACGGTCCTTCCATAGTCAAGCGGCTCGGATTTGCGCTGGCGATGTTCGACGAAGCCGCGCGGCACTCTCCGAATAGCATCGTGATGGTGCCGATCGGCCGAGGATCAGCAGGCGAAGCGAACGGGACTAACGCCCGGCGGCGCGCGATTTCGGTCAACACCCGCGCGCGAAATTGAAAGAGCGCGGCCGCCGGTTTCCCGCGCGCAGCATGCCATCCGTCCCGAGCACCCGGCGCGGCGCTGCCGCGCGGCTCACCTCGCGCATGCGGTCCTCGATGGCGTCGAGCGCAGATTGCGGCGGCAACGGACGGCCGTAGCCGGGCCCGGCCTTGAGCACAAGATATTCGACCAGCGGCTCGAACAGTTCGTCGGGAATCGCGTCGGTGTCGGTGACGTTCATCACGTCGCGGCCGTTGAGCTCGGCAACGATGGTGTCGATCCGAGCGCTAACGTCGGCGAAATCCTCGGCCTCGGCATCCTGTCCGGCGCCGACGACGTTGAGGTCGGCGAGCACGCGGTTGACGAGATCGCGGGCGGTTCTGGTGGACATCTTGCTAGCTCGGCTGATGGAGGACAGGCAGCGACGGTTGGGTGGAGGTCGTTGTCATCGGACGTCGGTTTGAATGTGTGAATGATGTGAGGTTTTGTCCGCGAACGCGGACCTCCACCCGAGCGTAATGCGTTTGGGCTGATCAGGCCGTCACGCTTTGGAAGTGGTGAGGAGAGGACGGACCTGCGGCGCACCGCCCTCTCCTCGCTGGCGTCGACATCTTCAGCTCGCGCCGACCACTCGCTTGCGGCTCGTCAGCGCGAGGTATCAACCCGACAGCCGGCAGGCGAGATCCGGGTAGATCGCCTGCACGGTGTAGAGGACGTCGAGGCGCCAGTTATCGACATCGTTGGCGCCGTCGTAATACGGCAGCAGGCGCACCGAGATGCCCTTGTAGCTCTCGCGGCCGGCGAGCCCCGGCGGGATCGCCGCGGGAATCTCCATCGGCACCATCACCAGCGCGAAGGCGTCGCGGTGGAAAACGAGGTTCTGCGGATAGCTGCTCGACGCCGTGCCGAGGAACGTCAGCGGCGCGTTGTCGGCGGGCGCGGCGCTCACGGTCTGGTAGGCGCCGGAGGTGATGATCGCCGGCGAGATATTCAGCGTGAGATTGCCGGAGCCATCCGAACTGCCGTCCTGGTTGACCACGAACTGCTGCAGGTAAGGCAGCGCGTCACGGGTCACCGGATTGACCGCGTAGACATTGGCGAGCGTGAACACGTCGCCCTGCTTGACGCGGGCCGCCGCGGCGGCGGTCCAGCCGTCGGTGACGAGCGTCTGCGAGTTGGTGGCGCCGGAGGCGGCGTAGGTCGTGCCCTGGTTGGGCCCATTGACCAGCGGCGCACCGCCGAGCGGGCCGACGGTGTGGGTCTTGACGTTCTGGGTCTCGTAGAGATCGACACCGCCGACCATGGGCAGCTTGGCGCGCTCGATCGCCGGACGGGCGATGTCCTGCACATAAGCGCCGGTGAGCCCGCCGAGCAGACCCCAGTTGTCGGCCGGCGCCAGCACGCCGACGCGATCTTCCGGCACAGCCATTTCGGTGAGGCGCTGCGGCGCGCGGCCGAAGGCGGCGAAGTTCGCCACCGTGGTGCCCGGCGTACCGACCCAGTTCCACACCGACTTGTAGAGGGAGGCGACGTCGCGATCGACCTGGTTGGCAATGGTGACCATCGCGGATTTCAGGAAGCGCTCGGAGAACTCCGAGATCTTCAAGGTCATGTCGGCGGAGGAGAACTGCAGATCGACGCCGCCCTGGGTGCCGACGGTGAGCGTGAGGGATTTTTCCGTCGAGTCCTGCGGCTGCGCCGTGGTGCCGTAGCGGAAGGTGTACTTGGCGGGCTTGCGGATCTGGACCGAGCCGCCCTTCTTGTAGCCGTTGACCGGCCGGGCGATCTCCTCCTCGTAAGCGCGATTGACGAGCTTGCCGAGCACGAGATTGTTGTCGAGGAGCATCAACGCCTCCTTGGCGATGACGCTCGGCGTGAGGATGGTGTTGGCCATGAAAATCCTTGCCGGCGCGACGGCTGCCGCGCGCGTGAGAGTTGCTTCGGTTGTCGGAGGGACGTCTGCGGTTCAGCCCAGCGCCGGGGCGCCGGCACGTTGCGCCGTCAGCGGTCCTTGAGCTCGGCCGCGCGCGCCCGGACGTATTCGTCCATGCTCATGTCGGCATAGTCCCTGCCCCGCGGGGCAATGCCGCCGCCCGACGGGTAGGTCGGCGGCGGCGGCGCATTGGTGGTCTTCCTCACCATCGGCCCGCGAATGCGCGCGGACAGACTGCCGATCTCGCGCGCGGCCTCGATCGGATGCATGGCGTTGAGCGCCTCGATCTTCTCCGGATTGCGCGCGAGATGGTAGGCGATCAACGGCCCCTTCTTGTCGCCGATCACCAGGCCGAGCACGTCGTCGCGAAGGGCGATGGCGTGCGAACCGCGCATGACCTCGTCGAAGTCGGGAATGCGATCCTTCACCTCGTCGAGCCGTTCGCGGTAAGCGGACAGCCTGGCGCGGTGCTCCTGCGCGGCGCGCTGGTGCTGCTGCTGATCGGCGATGCGGCGGTGCTCGTCACGAATGGCCTTGCGCACGCGATAATCCTGCAAGGCGCGCTCGTAAGCGAAGTAGTCGTGCTTGAAGTCCTGCTCGCGCGGCGGCACGAGATCGCTGTCGTCGCCTTGCGGCGCCGGCGCGTGCGCCAGCGAGCGGCGAAGCTCCTCGTTCTCGCGGCTCAAGCGCTCGATGCGGGCCTTGAGCCGCGCCGAACCGGACGGACGCTTCTTCGCCCCGTCATCGTGCTCAGTGTCATGCTCGCCGCTTTCGTGCTTGTCGCCGCCGTCCTGGGTCTCATTGCCGTCCGTGTGGATGACGACAGTGTCGTCGCCGGCCAGCACGATCACGTCAGCCTGGGTGTTGTCCGCCGCACCTGCGGTGCCGGCGTGGGTCTCTTCATCCGCCAGCGTCACGGCCGGCGGCGTGGTGTCGTTGCTCATGGGACTGCTCGCAAAAAAGCCGCCGGCGTGAAGGCCAGCGGCTGGATGGATGACAAACCGGCCAGGGGCCGGCGCTGAAAAATGGACGGGCTCCGCCCGTCTGGGTGACTCGATTTTTCCGGGAGGTGATGCGAGCGCTTGGCTCCTGCATCACGTCAGCAATCTAATCCGTCATCCGCCGCGGTGAAAGCGCGATGCGCGAAAACGGCCAAGTTGCAAACAGGAAAGAGAGGATATGCACAGGCCGAACACCACGGCGACGCGGGAAAAGAGGCGCTCCGGCTCGCGGGGAAGTTGCCAACGAGCGTGGAGCCGGAGCGCCAGTCAGGCCGGTAAGGGTAAACCAAGGCCTGTGCGCCGAGGTTAGAAAGGCAACGGGCCGACGCGCTATATCGAGCGACATTCCGTCACCTGGCGAACGCCAAGCCGGTTAACGCCTTCGAGCTGCAGCAACCAGGCATTTACCGCGCACTAACCACGCTTCGATGGCGCGGCCGCGCGCCGGGAACGAGACGTCAGGTCCGGATTTGCCATAGGGAATACCGGCAATTTTCGGAAAGTCCTCTCCATGCTCCCGAGCGACGACGCCGCCGCGCACTACCGCAAAGAGGCCGACGCCTGCCTGGAGGTCGCCGAACGCATGTCGCTTGCCGCCGACAAGCAGCGGATGATCGACCTCGCGCTGCATTGGCTCGGTCTCGCACAGAGATGTGCGACGCGTCCGGCCGGCGTTTGCTCCGGGAGGTGACGCGAGCGCGCTGCTGCCGCTTCGCGCCGGCAACCTAGTTCATCGCCCGCCGCGGTGAAGGCAACCTGCAAAAATCGCCAAGTTGCAAACAGAAAGGAGAAATGCCCGGGGCGCATCAGCGCTCCACGTGCGCGTTCTCGAGAACGGTCCTGTGACCGTGCCCGGGTTGCCCGGCATCGGCTTCGAGCGCAGAAGCCACCGCCACCAAGGCCGTGCGGCGCCAAGCGATTGACGTCGCACGACCGGCTCGCGCCCATCAACCGATGGCCTTCCCGGAGGGGTCACTTGCACTGATTTAATAATACGACTTATGATTGCTCGCAATCCCAGCGTTCATCTATCGGGGGCACACCAATGAACATTTTTGCCAGATTTCCGTTGGCAGCTGGCCTCTTCGTTGCGTGCGCGATTGGCGATACCGCCGCGGCGCAGAATGGCAGCTGCACCAGCATGGATAACAACGGCCGCTATGTGCCGTGCATATCCGGACAACCCGGGACCTCGATTTTGCGCACGGACTCGGTGACGATCAAGCCCAGCAGCGAGACACCGTTGGCGATCGACGGACTCTACCGGATCGACGTGACGTGCAAGCAAACGACCGCGTTCCCAAGCCGACAAAAAGGACCATTCATCAACCAGGTCGAAACCGCGAGTCATGCAATCGCCATCACCAGTTCAGGCCTGACCACAGTCGCCTTTCCAAACACGGCAAGTTCAACCTTGCTGCTCCTGCCCATCTATTCCGTCGATACCAGCGGCAACACACCGTGGTTTCCGGCCGGCGGCAAAGTGGCGTCAAATTGCCAAAGGACATTCATCGCCTCGGGCCGGGACACACCGCAAATTCTCGGCATGTTTAGCCGCAAACAGACCAATCAGCCCGGCATACTCACGCAATTGTTCTACAATCTTCTCTCTTTCGTCACCCCGCTAACACCGTTGCTCGACCCGGCGACTGCTGCGCTCGTCAAAAAGGATTCCGTCATTTCGCAAACACAATCGCCGCTCAACGCGATCATCTCGGAATTCGATTCGGCGAGCAGCGCGATCACACCGAGCCCGCTGTTTCTCGGCAAAACGACAGTCACCACGACGTATACGACAGCCACCATCAATGTGGCTCATATCAAATCAATCCTGTCGGTCAACAATATCAACGTCCAACTCGCCTTCCAGAAGACGTTCGACGATATGGCGAGCAACATGAAGGGCGCGGCCGCGTCGCTTGCGCAAACCTGCGCCGCCATGCAGACGAGCATGAGCACGGAGAAAAACCTCGCCGACACCGATATTGCGTTTGCGCTCACCAAAGCGCTCGGGCTGGCCGGTCTCACCAACGCGCAAAACGCCATCCAGTGTCTCGGCACTACCTACGGACCGATCGCGGCGGGCAGCAGCTATTGGGCCGCGACGAGTTTTCGCAAGGTGACGCCGGAAGATTTCGCGACTAACACGGCGCAACCCGATTTCAACCAGGCGCGCGGTTATTATTTCGGTTTGGCTCAGCAACTGACCGCCTATCATAACAATCATCAGGTCCCGACATTGAAAACGTGGGCCAACTATTTCGGAGATACCGTGCAGTTGCGCGACTATATCGGCATCACCGATGTCGCCTTTTCAGCGATCAATATCTTCGGTGGAGGCCCGCCGATCGCACCCGTCCACCTGATGGAGCAACCGGAAGCCGGCGGCTATCTCGTCTATGGCTGTCCGGTGTCCGACGCCGCCGCATCACCGACCAACGGCAAAGGCGCCGGCGCACTGCTGGTTATACTCAAAGCAAAGACCGATCCAACGACGGGAAGGATCACCTATGCGCCCGGGGACGCAATTCCCATGCGGGTTTGGGTCGACGCCATCTCGGCGGGACCGACGCGCGTTTCGATCCTAGAAATCTCTCCCGACCCGGCGGGAGTCGCCAACGCGATCTCGGCCTACAAGAGTCAATGCGGCGCTCCGCTCCAGACAGCCCCGGTTGCCGCGTTGCCAGGAACGACGAAGCTTGTCGGGCGCGTGCACCCGCATCGGGCCGCCACACAGCCATCGGCGCGGCGCCCTCTCGCACAGCCCAGCCTGGTGTCATCGGAATAAATTAACCGCAGCGCTTATTGCCGATCCGGCGCCTCAGGCCGCGCGCCGACGCCGGGACGAGCGGCGGGCCGCACGCTTGCGGCGGCCCCTGCCCTTTTCAGCGCCGACGCTCTTGCGCAGCGCATCCATCAGATCGATGACGTTGCTCGGCCGCGCTTCCGGCTCCGGCGCCTCGATCGTCTTGCCGGAGGCCTTGCGTTTCACCAGCGCCTTGAGCGCGGTCTCATAGCGATCCTTGAACTTGCGCGGATCGAAATGCGCCGCCTTGGTGTCGAGGATGTGCCTGGCGAGCTCGACCATATCCCTGGCAATGCGCGGGGCCGGAATATCCTCGAAGTACGGCTTTTCGTCACGCACCTCGTAGTCGTAACGCAACGTGGTGCCGAGCAGGCCCTTGCCGAGCGGCTCCAGCGCGATGATGTGCTCGCGGTTGGCCATCACGATGCGCGCCAGCGCCACACGCTCCTCGTCCTTCATGGCGTCGCGGATCACGGCGAAGGCTTCCGCTCCGGTCTTGCCGTTCGGCGCCAAATAATACGGCCGGTCGAGATACCGCTTATCGATCTCCGCCCGCGGCACAAAACTGTCGATGTCGATCGTGTGGGTGCTCTCGATCCGGACCGCCTCGAGCTCGTCCTCGTCGATCTCGACATAGCGGCCCTTGCTCAATTCGTAACCGCGGCCCTTGTCGTCGCGGTCGACGACCTTGCCGGTCTCCTCGTCCACCATCTGCTGGCGCAAGCGATGGCCGGTCTTCCTGCTGATCTGGTGGAAGTGCGTCTTCTCGGCGAGCGACGTCGCCGGGAACAGCTCGATCGGACAGGTCACCAAGGACAGCCGGAGATAGCCTTTCCAGTAAGCGCGGGGCAT